TGAACCTGCTTGCCAAGTTCCTGAAATATCATTTATAGTTAAGATAACTCCAGCAACATTATTTTCAACATTAACAATAGTACCTTCTGCTAAAGTGGTCTTTTGATATACACGAGCACCATTACTATAAGGTAATGTTGTACTATTCATAACCAACTGCAATTCAGGTTGATATGTTGTAATGGCATCATTACTCAATCTCAATTTACCATTATTACCTCTACCAAGAGGAGCATTATTAAGTACAAGTTTAGAGACTAAAGTGTTATCGAATTTTGCTCTATTGATTTTAAACTTAAGATCTTCGTACTGGTCAGCAGTCCACGTAGATGCGTTCTGTGACTTGAATAGTACACCAGCATAAGGTTGTTCTGATATAGTTCTATCTCCAGAAATATCCAATTCACCCATTCTAGATATCCAAACCTGATATGAGTTGGAGTCAGAGAATAGAACGAAACAATGTTCGATAGATTGTGGAATATAAACTGGTGCTCTAAATGTAAACTTAGTAGCAACAGCACCTGTTTCTGAAATATTAACCTGTTCTGGGGTTAAAGTTGTATCAGAGAAAGGAAGAATTACAGGAGAAGGATAACCATTAACCATAGTTCTTATCTGCATCGAGATAGGAATATTAGTATCCTTAGAATTAAAGTAAACATCAACAGATGTTAGGAAAGTTCCACCAGTTTCATCAATCAAGAATGATTGTGCAAGAGGATCCCACCAACCAGTTTGACGTGACTCAGTTCTAGTTGAACTAATACTTTGTTCCTGTGTAACTGTGTCTGTCACAACTTCAGCATTTCTAATAGATAAGACGTTTTCCTGTACAGTATTTAAAACACCCTCTGCCTTATAATCTGCTTGTGCAGAAGAATCAACAGCACCTGGAAGTCTAGAATCATTTTCATCTGTTGAAAGACGTAAAACTCTAGTACCAGTAGCCCAACGAGGGTTAGTATTAACGTTAGTAGGTGGAATAAAGAATGCACCTCTATACTGTCCTAATCTATCAGAAAGGAGTCTGCGATCTCTAACAACTGCTCTAGCACCTGAAGCACCTACTAGAACTTCACCAACTTGAATATTACCATAGTAGTCACCTACTGCTTGCTCTGCTAGAGAAGTAGTATCGATATTTAAGAATGCTGTTGTAGATGCATATGATGACGCAAGTTCTGTATCATCATAAGGATTATACTTAAAGTAATCATTAGGTGCAGCAACCTTTAATTTACATCCACTAGTAAGACCTGTTACAGTTTCACCAATAACAAATGGTGTTGAGTTTGTTCTTGCATCAGTTGATGGATTCTTAATAACTTCGATTATCTTAGGAATTAAATATGAGTCAACTGCTTGACCATCAAAGAATGCATAGAAAGATGTTCTTGGTTTTAGACGAACTACATTACAATCAATATTTCTAGATCTAATCCAAGGAATTGAAGTAGCAGAAATCAAACTATCACCTAAAGATCTTCTCTCAATTCTAGGAATAACCTGTTGTCTAATACCACTTCTTGTTTGGTTTTCACTTGTTGTTACGGTTCTAGATCCCATAACACGACGACCTCTACCACCAACAAAGTTAGCAAAGGTATGTTCTCTCCAAGTGTTCCATCCGCTATCACTCTCACCACTCCAAGTAGTTTCCCAAGCATTCCATTGTGTAGAAGCAAATCCATTTTGGTCTACATTCAATCTTTCTTGAGTAGCTCTGAAATCACCTTCAATATCCTGAACATTAACAGGTAATCTATCAGTATCTACCCAGTCATCAGATGCTGGAGTTAGATCAATACGTCCAATATAAGTAAAGACGTTAAATGGGTTTACGTTCTCAACTCTAGAAGCATATGGTTGATCAATTAATTTCTCCTCTACATATGGAAGAGTTATAATTGGTCCAGTTTTTTGATAATTTGTTGATAAAGTTTCGTTAATTATAAGAGAACAGTTTGTTGTATAGTGTGCTGGACGGCATTCGCCTCTTGCATAATCTAATGAACATCCCCAATCCTCTGCTTCCACATCAGATTTAGAATGATCAGTAAAATCATCTACCATAAATCCATTCTTATATCTACTCTTACCAGAAGAGTCTCTAATTTCAAGGTTGAATGTATCCGTCTCTAACATATTCAAAGACGTATAGTATTCTACATTATTGACACGTCTCTCAAGAGCACCAATATCACGCATCGTATAACGTCTGTTATCAGATCTCTTAATAATTACATCTTCAGCAGGATCAAATCCATATGGAGTATGACTTAGAACTGCTAAGAGCATACCATCTTGAAGATTATCTGGTTCTGTAGGATCTTCTTCAGACTTACCTTTAATAACTTGGAATTCTCCATTAGGTAACAAGAATATTTTATCAATTCTTGATAGATACCAGTCAAAGTCTGCTCTGAAATCACTCGCTAATTTCGGAACATCGAATAAAGTTGCAGCAGGAGAACCTGAAGTTGGGAATACTCTAGATTTGAAATCTAATGTTGAGCAATTTACATATGCTGGTGATGAAACAGTACCTGTTCCACTATAGAGATTCTTAACTCCTGGACGGAAGTCTAAGTAATCTGCAAGGAATTTATTATTGTATACAGTTATATCTGCATAATCTGTAGATAGGTATGACTGACCGCCAAAGTAATCTCCAGTTGCAGAATGATTATAATAATCTAATACTAGTTTAACTTTTCTAATTGGTTTAGCATAACCTTTCTTCCTCTTCAACCAAGAAATTCCATAAAGGAAATCTGTTTGTCCAACAAATAAATCATAACGATCTGTTATAACTTTCGATCCTAAAACAACAGAACCAACAGAGTCATTAACAATACCACTAATAGCAGTACCTTGACTGTTAGTACCAGTTACTGTCTCACCTGCAGTAAAGGTTCCTTCAAGATAAACAATAGTTAACTTAAGAGTACTTGAGTTAAAGTCAACAACTGATGCTCTTGCTTTAGAAGTTGAACCTGTAACAATACTACCAGTAGCAAAGAAAGTAGGTTCTACAAGAGTTAGTGAAGGTACTACAGGATCATTATCATCATTAGATTCATATATCGCATGAATCTTATATGCATCAACTAGACCTAAAGATAACTCTTGGTCTTGAATTCTTGTTCCATAAAGACCTGAATAAACTAATCCATAATTCTGTTTATCTAAATTATCAATAGTCTTATTCACTTTTAAGACAAACATCTTCTGTTGTGATTTTGTCTTTCTAGCAGTAACGTTCTTTGAGATTGTTGCTGTTACTTTTACAGAAGTGATATTTGTTAAGTTGTCAATCTGGATAGTAGTTCTATCAGCAGAAGTAAATGTTGTATATCCTAAGTTACCAGAAGTAGTAGTATCAATAGGAATTTGATCACCAACAGGATATGTACCATTAGTACCACCCATTACAGTGAATGTATAATTAGCATCTGAAAGAGCTACAAACTGCTCATTCTCTGGAAGAGTAATAGAGATTGAGTTAGAAGCAACTGTCTGAGCATCAAAGGTTCTCCTAACATTCATAGATTCATCAGAGATACTCTTGATGAATGGTTTAGGCATCTTACTCAATAACTGAGCATCCTCTCTTCCTGCTAATGCTGCTCTATAACGTAGTAAAGCAGTGTAAGTTCCTGCAGCAGGGAAATTAGATCCTGGAGGAGTTACGTTTACTTTTTGATTATTATAATCGAATATAGTACTACTATTAGTAGTATTCAAAGTTGTTGGATTAATGAAATCGACATCAACATACTTTGTTTCAGAGAAATAAATTCTATCTCCTGGTCTTAAATCAGCAGCAAAGTTTGATTGTAAACCAATAATATTTTCAGAACTACCAGTTGCATCATAAGTGAAAGTAACACCTTGAACTAACTGTACATCTTCTAAAATGAGATCACAAGTAAACTCAACAGCACTTGTACTTTCATCTCTAGAAGCAACTTGTCTAGTATCAGAATACTTATAGTTGTGTAAATGACTGATGGTATCTAAATTCTGTCCATCAACCAACAACATCTCACTAGTTTGGAAATTACCCTCTGCCTGATAAACAGTAAGATGGTCTGCATTTGTAATAGTATTGACAACATATGCTCTTGCACCAGAAGTCGCACCAACTACAACACATCCAACATCAACAGATTTTGCAGATGCTAATCTAAGAGTAGTAAACATCTGTACATCAAAGACGTTTAACTTATATTTGTCATCAGCATTACCGAAAGTTTGATCAGGATCACCAATATGCTCCATAGAAGCAGTTCTAGCATATCCAATTATATTACCTTGAGCATCACCAGGAGTTGCTGTGAAAGCATCACGTAACTCTAAAGTTTGATATGCATTAGAAATAGTAGATCCAGAACAATTAGGGAATCCATAAACATTCTTAACATTAGTGAAGTTTCCTAACTTGAATGGAATGATTACGTTCTGAGCAGAATCTGTATCTCTTGGTTTAGGTAGATCAACATATACTGGAGATAATGTTTTAATTCTATATCCTCTAACATATGCAGTACCAGGTCCAAACTCAACTGAATAAAGATCTTTACTAGGACTTGCACCACTAGAAGTAACCTGACTAGCAGTATAAACACCATTATTAAATCCATCGTTGAGGTTTTCCCTCATCGTTACTTGGAAATCATTTACAACATAGTCTCCAGACTCTTCATAAGTCCTAAGAGCCATAGATCTCTCAAGTTCATCATAAGCACTACGATCAACTAGTTTTTCAACTTTATCACCGTTGATACGCAACAATTCTATAAAGTCTTTATCAGCATCATCTGTAAGTAATTTCTTAATTAGGTTAGTAGTTATTCTGAACCTATGAGAACCAGGAGCAGCATAATTAGATGTTCCTGCAGCGTTATCATTGAGTGATAAGTCATCTTCTGGGGTGACAATTGACTCAAGGATTTCGAGTCCAATTCTGTATTGAGGAGTGGTTCCATATTGATCAAGGAGAATATATTGATAAGGTACGTCTACAAAGAAACCTCTAATGAAATAAACACCAGATTGTACATATGCAACAGATCCAGTAACAATAGATCCTGTTGGTAAAAGTTGTGCAAATGGTGATCCTACTTCAATCAAAGTAGTTCCAAAAGTTATTTCTGTATCAGTAACTAACTGTTCATTATTTGAGAAAGTAGCCTGTGTATTTGTTGTACCACCAGATTCCATGTACTTAACGTACAAAGTGATATAACCTTTAGTTGATGTTGTTTCTGAAATACTATAAAGTACTTTTGCTTTAACTCCAGAAGTCAAACCTGTAATAATTTTACCTGTAAGTTGACTACGATAACTTTCAACATCAGCACCCAAGAAACTCTCTTGAAGCATGATACAGTCAACATTCAGGTCATAACCAACCTGACCAGGAATAACCATAGCACCATCTTTAAATAGGTGCGATCCGACATTCTCTATCTGATTCTGCTGAATAGACTGAGCAGTTGTTAGTTCTCTTGCCTGTATCGGAAAGCCAGGTCGGAACAGCACTCGATAAAAATTCTTCGTTTTATCAAAGTCGTCGTAATACGGTGTTACGTTTAAGTTAGTATTTTGTGCCATTCGGTTAGAACTCGATTACGATTTTAATATCTTCTACTTGGTCGTTAGCACGACTGATTGATCTCCTATTATCTATGTAAACAACCTGACCGCTATTTGACTTAATCTCTGGTTTTGCATATCCAGAATTAAATCTCATACCTAAGTCATATTCGGTGTTATTAATAGTTCTAGAAGAAGAGTTTGGAACAGCAGGGAAGTTTACGTCTGGTTGACCAGCAGCACCTGAAGTTGCTCCACTTATAACGTTAGATCCATCAAACTCATTTTGTGTACCAGTAACTTCAGGGAAGATACCATCAATAGCATTCTGATAATATTTCAGAACTTTTGTTGTTGTATTCCAAGAGAT